GCTAAAAGTTTTTCTAACTTCTTCAATTCGTCTTTCATTGTTACAGCAAAATAGATGTCTGGTCTTCTATTGTTCATTATACAATCGATAATGTCATCAATAAGTTCAAGCAATCTTGGGTGATCGTAAATGAACTCTTCCCCTTTCCCAAGATATTCTTCTTTTCCTGGCTGGGTGGTTTCTTGTGCCAAAGGAATTCCACTACTCGATTTTCTGTTCATTGCTTGTTTGTATTTATTTCCTTCGACTCCTCTTATTGCCACTTTTCGTGACTCTTTCTTAATAGGTCTTTTAGGCTTGAAAAGATGATAAAGATATGCTCTACACACTGCACGATCATCATCTTTGAGAAAGAAACTTGGAGTTAGGTATTTCTTAATTGCAGTAACGGCTCCATGCTCTTCACCTTTTCCATATTTCAACTTTGCTGGTGCTTTCGTTGTTTCAAAAATTTCACCGTGACAAATTGATTTTCTCAATTTTGTTTCGCACGGCATGTACAATGGACGTGGAATTGTTGCTACAATGGGAAATTCATTCGGCAAGATGGTCACAATTTTCCCTGGTTTATACATCATTTGGCAATAAGGTTTAAGTGCTTGAATCATTTCGGCGGTTATAATTTGACCAAAAGCATCATCAGTCATACAATAACCAGCCATATGAATTCCTATCACTTTACCCGTTTCATTGGAAGAATTTGACACCAAAATACTACCGCAAGATCCAGGAATTGTCTGTGCATCATACGATACTGTTTTCCATGTGTATAACAATTCGCCGTTTGGATCCGTCGCTGGCAAAGGTTCTTTATTAATTGCCTTGATAGAGATTCTTTGTTTTTCTGCCATTAAAATCCAACTGGGATTTGCAATGATCGTGTCTATCCCTTTAATTTTCTCAAATTCAACTGCTTCACACAAAGAAACCATTGTTGCATTTTGGTGTAAAATTTTATCCATGTTTTCCATCTTTATAAAGTTACATTCCAAATTGTTTGCTTGTGTTAAATCAATGTGTTGTTTTACTGCACTTGGAAATTTGATGGCAATTAGATCATAATATAGACTATTTGGTTCGTCTTCGTGGGCGAATGACATTACATCAAGTTGGGATGTTGGTATTCTCATGTATTCCCTAAAAGGGTTAAACAGAGAAACACTCGCTGTCTTGTATTCCTCTTCAGTAACGGAAAAGAAATGTCTATTTGTTATCAAACATCTATCGTTCAAAAAAGTGCCTCGCAAAATTCCGTATTGTAATTGACCTTGGCGTTTGAATTCCAAAATCATTATGTACATATTTTGCAAAACCATCTTTTCTGTTCGATATGCAGCTGGACATGACAATTCCGTATTGCTTGAGTTTACATAGTCTTTTACAAAGAGCTTGGTTACACTTGTATCAAACATTCCTTGTGCCTTATAAATCGGAACTACAACTACTGGTAATTTTGAG